AATTATATAAAGAAGATGATGAAAATGGAAAATAAACCAAAAATATTATTTGTTCCAATAACAGCACAACCACCAACATTCGGTATGGTTATGAGCATTATGTCAATATCGGACCAATTCGACAAAATAATAATATGTGTGAAGGATGAACCAATTGTTCTTAAAACTGAAGTAATTATAAGAATGCTTGATTTTATATTTAAAAAACCTAAATATATGCTAATATCAAATACTTATGATTTTAAAACAATACATGATATGCCTGTTGATTTGCCAAAGTTTAATTATTTCGGTGCATTAGATGATAGGACTTATACTAATTTATCATCGAAAGGATTTGTTTGTTTCTTATTACCTAAAACAATTGGATATGATGAATTATTCCACCGTAGTGCATTCAAACAATCACAAGAGCTTGACCTATTAAGAATGCGTATGACATTACTATCTATGAAAAATATGAAAAAAGCATCCGAAGATGCAGGGGGTGATGATGAAGAATGACCTTCGCAGAACAAAAAGAGGATTTACTCTTTGCTATATTTGGTAAAGACAATTATGATAAACTACCAAAGGACAGAGTGCCATCATCCTATTTAGTCGAACAAAATAAACCAATAGTATTCACAGTTGTTAGTATTCGTGATTCTGAACAGTACAAAAAAATTTATGAAGTCCAAGTTAAGGGCGTTAAAAAGCCAGTTTTAATAACAGGTAAAAGAACATTGATTGAAGCTATGGGACATGGAACAAGAGTTGTTGAGCCAGTTAAGGAAGGAGATTTGGTCCGTTTAACTTATCTAGGTATGATAAAAACCAGCAAAGGTAAACCAGCATATAACTTTAAAGTTGAAGTAGATAGGGATTAAATTCCCTATTCTTATTATTTAAAAAGGAAACAGGATAGATGGTGCAGAAAGCGACAATTATGGTCAGGCATGATTAATGTTCTTTTACATAAGCAACGCAATCTGCTTTGAGCTATCGCAAATGCTACATCCCTGACATTTCCAAATGTTTACTTTGGTGTATAAAAATGAGAAAGTGGAAAATAATGTATTGGGAATCTGAAGAATTAGGTGCAAAAGAAAATTTGTTATTTCTAAAAATGGAAACAATTGATGAAGTTGTAAGATTCTGCAAATTGAAACATATGGTTTCATATTGTATATTTGATGATTTAGGTTTAAATATTTACACCTTTGGTAATGGTAGTGGACAATTTAATACTATACCAAAACAATCGAGAAAACATGCATTAGAACAAAAGGAGAAAAAAGAAAATGAAAACACCATTAGTTGAATTAAAAAATTATCGTAATGGTAATATTAGAGTATTTGCTAAACTTGAAATGATGAATCCTAATGGCTCTATTAAAGATAGAATAGGTGAATGGTTAGTAAATAATGCTGTTTATGATGGTAAAGTAACTGGTAATACAATAATAATTGAAGCATCATCAGGCAATACTGGAATAGGTATTGCCTATGCATGTCTTAAACGAAAGATAAAATGTTTATTAATTATTCCAGATTCTACATCTAAAGAAAAAGTACAAATAATGAAATCATTAGGTGCAGAAATATTATTAATCGAAGGGACAATTGACGATTGTATAAGAACGGCTAATATATTTTCAAAGCGAGATAATTATTTATGGCTTAATCAATTTGACAATTCACAATGTATTGATTGTCATTATTATGAAACAGCATATGAAATAGAATATCAATTAAAAAACATCATATGTGAAACAGAACCAGAAAATTATAAACCAGATAGCAATTGGAAATATAACCCTAAAGAATATAAGAACATTCTTGTTTGTGCTATGGGGACAACTGGAACAATAATGGGATGCAGTAAATACTTAAAAGAAGAAAAAGGATGGGAAATTATCGGTGTACAACCAAAACCAAATTGTAAAATTGAGGGATTAAAAAATCTTGATATACAAAGAATACCTAAAATATTTGATAAAAAAGCTGTTGATATGATTTATCAAGTTGGTGATAAGGAAGCTGTGCAGTATATGAAAGAGCTTTGCAAGAGTGAGGGAATATTCGGTGGACCTTCAACGGGTGCAGCTTTTTTTGTTGCATTACGGATGGCTTTACAACAATTAGTTGGTTATAGATTTAGAGTTAATATAGTTTTTATCTGTCCAGATACTGGTAGAAACTATATGGATAGTGTATGGAAATGAATAAAGATAAATTATGGTATAAAACGATTAATTACAAATTGTTGAATTATTTATATGATAATAAAAAAATAAAAGTATTAGAGGATTATGAATGATAATAGAAGATTTATTATTCGCTGTTGCTAATATAGGATTTGTTCTCGCTGATGGCAAACAAGCACATAAATTATTTACAAAAAATTATGATACTAAATCATTTTCAAAAACACATTATCGCCTTAAATTATTCGCATTAACACTTGTTAGTATTGCATATGCGATGTTAGGAACACATTTAGCTTTAGCTGTTGCATTAGCACAAATCATATTAAATATTTATATATTTTGGAAAATAGGTGGTATGAAAAATGAAAAAATTTTATCTCGCACATCAATTCAAGTATAGATTTTTTGTTAGAGAAATAGAGCTTCAATTGGAAAAAGATTTTAATATAGAATTAATTAATCCATTTTTTGATTCAAAAAGAAAAGATATTGAACAACTTAATAATGAAAATATAAAATTAGCTGTTAGATTAAAATATAGTGATAAGGATGCTACAAAAATAGTTAAAGGTGATTTAAGTTTAATAGATAAGAGTGATGGTATTATATCAATCATAGTTGATTCAGAATCAATTGGTTCTTATATGGAAATATTTTATTGTGGATTTGTTTTACATAAACCTGTATATATTATAGCACCAAATATTAAAATAAGAAAACATTTATGGATTAGATGTTGTTCAACTAAACAATTTGCTTCAGTTAATTCATTTAAAAAATGGCTAAAGAAAAAAGGATATTCAAATAATACAATAAATAAAACAACATTCGGGGTTAGAATATGAAAGTGTTAATGCCACCAAAACATTTATGTAAAAAAATGCATAAACTATTGAATACTTTTTATGAGAATGAAAAAAATAATAAAAGAGCATTAAGTATTGATAATTATAAAATGTATAGGGAAGCTTTTACGATATTCTGTAATTGGTATGAGCTTGAAGTACCAGTAACTAATTTCAAAAAGAAAATTGATAAGACAAAATCATTAGGTGAATGCACAGAATCAGGAAAAATTATTTTATTATATCCATATGTATTTAATAAAAGAAAACAAAAAGAAAAACTATCATGTACTTATTTAGGACTTGTATTCCACGAATGGGGACATTATTATTTATGGGCTGACGCTGAAACAAAAGCTTTAGAATTTGAATTAAGAATGATAAAAAGAGGAAAATAAAATGCCATATATAAAAGAATGGGAAAGAGAATTATTTGATGCAATATTAAAAGCAATCGACCCTGACATACAGTTAAATGCAGGTAGATTAAATTATTTGATAACAAAAATTATTGATAAATATTTAGGTAAAAATCCACATTATTCTGATTATAATGAAGTTATCGGTGTACTTGAATGTGTAAAACTTGAGTTATATCGTAGACAAGTTGCTAAATATGAAGATAAAAAATGGACAGAAAATGGTGATGTTTATGGGAAGAATTAAAAAAGAAATTGATTATATTTCAGATAAGGATTATTCAGATATTTTAAAAAGACTTTATAAAATAGCCAATAAATTACATATACCAATGTGGTTGAGTTTCGGAACATTACTTGGTTATGCACAACAGCATAAACGATTTGAATGGGATAATGATATAGATATAGGAACAACAACTAAAGGATTTGATAAATTATTACAAAATCTGGATTTAATAAAACAAGAGGGGTTTTTCATAAGAGATAAAGTATTGAAACCTAAGTGTTATAGAGGTTTATTTATTTATGATAAAAAAATACAACCATTTCATGTAGATATTAGTGAATTTATTATAGATAAACATAATAGATATACATTTAGATGGTTAATAAGAGTTAATATCCCATCAAAATGTTTTGATTATTTATATAAAGTATTTCTAACCATATTAGAATTTACAAATAAGAATAAAAAAATTCCATTTTTTGATTCCAAACAATATTCTAACTATAAAAAAAATAAAATCACTGGAACAATTGCTGATATGTTATATAAAATAGATTTATTTTTTACAACAACTAGAGAGCTTAAAATGAAAGTTGATACATTTAAAAAAGTAAAATATTATGGAATAACTGTTTTAGTTCCTTTTCCAATTGATTCATATTGTGAAGTTAATTATGGAAAAAACTGGAGAAATCCTATTAAGAAAAGAAAAACGCTTGGTGGCTCTGAATGCTTAAAAGAAAAAATTGATGGAATAGAAAGGTGTTATCTTGAATAAATTTAGCTGTATAATATTAGCAGGTGGTAAAGGTGAACGATTCGGTGGAAAAAAACAAAATGTATATTGGAAAGGTAAACCACTTTGGAAACATGTTTATGATACATGCACCGATGTTAGTGATGATGTACTTATAATGGGCTATTCAAAACATGGTAGACAGGGTGCTGTTTATAATGGATTAAAAAAAGTAAAATATGATACTGTTGTTATTGTTGAAGCAGCAAGACCACTCGTAACAGCTAGACAAATACAACTTTTAGCCATGATAGTATCTGAAAGTTTACCATCAGTATCATATGCTAAAAAATGTACTAATACAATTGTTTGGAAAGGTACGCATATTGATAGAAAAAATTGTTATGAGTTATTAGTGCCACAAGCATTTAGGACAAAATTATTATTAAAAGCTCATAAACAATTAAAAGGACTTAATCGAACATCAGATACAGAAATGATGTATGAAATATTTGGTATTGAACCATATTTATTCATAATCAATGGAAGTAATTTATTTAAAATAACTTATAAAGGAGATTTAAAATATTTGGATGTGATATAATGAAAAGAAAACCAATAACCGTAATTATTCCAACATGGAATAGTATGCCAGAATTAGAACAAACTTTAAAATCACTTGGTCCTGCATTTGGTAAATCATTAAAAGAAGTAATAATTGTTGATAAACTTTCTACGGATGATACAATAGAAATAGCTTATAAATACGGGTGTACCATATTTTGGGATGATGGAACATTAGGTCATGCTAGATTGTTAGGGTTAAAACATGCAAGAACAAAATGGGTGGCATGGATTGATAGTGATATTGAATTACCTAAAGATTGGTATAAAGAAATTTGTAAATCGGTCAATGATAAAACTGGATGGGTGTATGGACAAACAAAAGAAGATATACCATTTGTTGAAGCAGACCATGAATATAAGCGACAATTAAGAAATAATTTACCACGACAATTAAAAAAAGGTGAATTTGAAAGAGCTTATACAAATAACACAATTACTTTAAGAGAACCATTACTTAATGCACCAATAGACAATCTTAATGCATGGGAAGATTATGTAATGTGCCAATGGATGATTAAAAAAGGTTATGATGTTATAGAAATCGCACTTCCATGTAAACATCTTAAGCATGGTGTTTACAAAAAATTTGGGTTATATACAGAATCATGGGGAATAGCAGGTGAATTAAAAGCAAAGGGATGGAATCCTAGAACATTGATGCGACCTTTTTATTTTGTTTATTGGGGAATACGATGTACCACTCATTTTAAAAATTTTGAATATACTCGATATTACACTAAAGTTTGTTTAGGCATGTTGAAAGCAATATTCAAAACAAGAAAAGAATGTTTTAATTGGAATCGTGATATATGATGGGTGAATTGTATCTACATATTGGTACTATAAAAACTGGCACGAAATTTTTACAAAAAAAGGTTTTTCCAAAATTAGAAGGGATAAGATTTTACTGGAAACCTAGTTTATCTTATGCTTTAACATTTAAATATATTTATCCTAATGATAAGATACTCATAAGTGATGAAAGATTATCTGGTTGGTGCGAAACAAAATTACCAGTATCGTGGAGATATGAAACATTAAAAATATTGAAAACAATTTTTCCAGATGCTAAAATAATAATTACATTAAGAACGGATGAAGAAGAATTTATTGAATCTAATTATGCACAAATGTGTGTTGAAAAAGAAGGTGCATTACATAAATTCGATGGAACATATGAAGAATTTTTAGCTGCATATGATAAAAATTGGAACAATCACATAATGATTATTAAAGAAATAAAATCATTATGGAATGATTGTTTAATATTATATTATTCTGAATTAGTTAAAGATGCTGATGCTTATGTTAAAAAAATTTGTGATTATATGGGTGTTAAAAAACCAAAATTTGATAATGTTAGATTAAATTCAAGGGAGAGTAGAAAAAAATGAAAAAAATTGTAATAACAGGTGGAAGTGGGGATATTGCACAAGCTGTTAGACAATTATTAGAAAAAGAATTTATTGTTTATACACCAAGTAAGGAAGAATTAGATATCACATCCACATTTGAAATAAAAAAATATATGGAAAAAATTAAGCCAAATATCTTAATTAACAATGCAGGGTACATATACAGAGAACCTATTATTAAATTAAATGTATTAGAGCTTAAAAGACATATTAATATTAATTTAATTGGTGCAGCCATGTGTTCAAAATATGCAATACTTAATGGTGCAGATACAATAATTAACATCGGCTCAACAGCAGGTTGTGATGGTAAAGCTGATTGGTCGGCTTATTGTATCTCAAAAGCAGGATTAATCATGTTATCGGATTGTTTAGCTAAAGAAAATATTAAAGCTATTACATTATCAATTGGTAGAACCAATACTAAAATGAGAAAAAAATTATTTCCAAATGAGGATGAATCAACATTATTAAAACCAGAGGACATCGCTAATTTAATAAAAAAATTACTATTATCAACTGCTTATGATTCTTTTTGGGATTCCCATAATGGTAAAAATATAATATATAGAAAAGGTGAAGAAATATGTATAGAAGGTTAATGCATTTAATCGCTGAAAAAGAATTTATTGATATAACTGATATAGTCGAAACGGATGTTAAATTAAGTCAAGTTAAAAAAGGAATGTTATTTATTAACTCAATGCATACAACATTTGGGTTAAAAATAATGGAGAACGAATTGTTATCATTAAATGATATAGATGATTTCTTGGAAAAACTTGCACCGATGAATGGTGAATATAAACATAATAAAGTTAAATTAAGAGAAGTGCCACCGAATGAAAGATTAAATGGTGCTAGTCATATTCGCATGTTATTCTTTAATACGCAAATTGCCATACCAATTGAGAACGGAAAACTTTTATTAGGTAAATGGCAACGAATATTTGCAATAGAAACTGATTGCGACCAAAAAGATTTTAGATTAAGAGAATTAATTATCACAATAATAAAATAAAGTAGAGAAGAGGATATGTATGAAGAAAGAGAAAAAAGAAATACATATCCTCAATTCCCCCTTTTGTTCAAAAAATTTATTCTAATCCTGTTTTTGTTGCTAAACGCAAAGCAAGATTCAGTATCGTTATAAAAGCTGCTTGTTCAACAGGGTCTATAACAAAACCATTTATGGATTGAATTAATAATGCACCAAAGGCAATAATATTAACCCATAGTGTTTTACTTCTCCACCATTCTTTTAATTCTGCCATTTGTTTTCACCCCCTTTATGTTTTATTAATTCCATCCCCCATTTACTTTTTGTAAATTCTTAAAAATTCTTTCCATAATTGAATATTATATTTTATTGCGTCATAAACTATCCAATAAAGAAATGCAAAACTTAATAGCATAAAAAATTTTTCATGTAAAACATAACTTATTGCAAATAATGATGTGAACATTATTAAAAGAAATGCATATTCCTCTGATTTTTTTATTGAAAGATTTTGTTTTTTAAACCACCAATCTTTAAATTTAAATATTAATGGGATTGCCATTACCATAATTATTAAACATTCTATTTCTATTATACTCATGGTATCACCCCAAATATAGCACCTGCTGATAAAGCAACTGCTATTATTGAAATTGAAATACCAAAAAACCAGCATAATAATTTTTGAGTTGTTTCAACTTTGGTTAATCTAGTGTCAATATCCGTTATTTGAGCTAAAAAGAAAAATAATATATCCTTATTTGATATTTTATTATAATCACCATTATTCTCTTTTCTAGCTTCTTTTGCAAATTTTTTAATTTCACTTAATATATTTTTTAATTCATCTTTATTTACTTTCTTCATGTTATCAACTCGGTGCTGAATCTTCAGCTTTAGAAAATGTTATACTATATTCCCAAACATCTTCACCATCTTTTTTACCAATAACACTATATGAAATTGATTCAATTATATATGTGTCATTCCAAGTATCATCCATTACTGAAATAATAACTTGAGAGCCATCATCAGCTTGGTCGCTTATTGTCATAAGTTTAGAAAGTGCATCATCATAATCACATCCTGTTATTGTAAATGTTTCTTCGGCTATTGAATTTACATATGATTTATAATTACCACTTTTAAATTGCATATTACTAAAATTCATATCTAATGGTCCTATCATATTTCCACCAAAATATGGATTTGCTAATGTTACTTCAGATGAATCTTCAAATGTCATTGTAAAATATTCCATATTATCACCTAATCAACAAATTCTAATTCTAATTTCCATTCATATAGATTTGGTCTTTTTGATATTTGCACTGGTGTAAATGATATTATATTATAATCAGTACATAATGATGGATATATAAAATCATCCAATGTTATTTGTTCCAATCTTTTAGCCATTGTTTTAACATTATTAATAATTTCCATACAAGATGCGCTACTATCTACACAACCATCCCATAATAATCCTGATAATATTAATGTTTTTTTACTTCTTTGAATACCATATGATTTACGATTTCCAGATTGAAAATTGATTGCATTAGTATTTATATTATGCCTTATTTCAACTTTTGATGGATATGGTAATAATAAATAATCAGATACCTCTGATTGAGCATTCACTATTGCATACATTTGTGATACTGCAATTTTTGTTGTTATTTCTCTATCATAAACTATGGATAAATCAATATCACAACATCTTGTATCAGCAGGGTTATCTGGTGAATATAAATCAATACCTATTTCCATATTAGCTATTTCATCCCAAGTCCAATCAGATGTCGTAAAAGGATTTTGTGATAAATTAAAACCAGTATCTTCATAACCACTTTGCCATGATTTAGTATCATATGTATAAGCAGTGCCATGTGTATATAAAACTATTCTTGCTTGAGCATTATTACTATGGTCTATTCTATAAACATGAGCTTGACATATTACTGTTTCTGGATTACCTTGTAATTCTGGATAATCTGGATAATACTCATCACAATTTTGCATAACATATAAATCTCTTTGCCATGTTGTTGAAGCATTATTACAAACATATGGCTGATTCACACAATGACCACCATCTACACAATCCCAATTTTCTGCTGCACCAACTGGTGTTAATTGTATTGTGCCACCATCGGCTGATGTTAAACAATCACATACAGCATTAGCATCACTACCAGCTATTGCCGATTTAAGTAAACACCCTATTTGTAAATTGTTAATATCATTAATAGTCCATTCACTATTCGTTCTCGGATTTAAATCCCATGCTTCAGCTATTGAATCAAAATCTCCACCTAAATTATTTTCATCGTGATTACATCCGAAAATAAAATTTTTTGAATAATATATATTAGTACAATCATTATCAGAAAAAGCTATTTTACAAATCATATCACCATTCCAATAATAATCACCTAATACTTTAGCAAATATAACAACTGATTTAATATCATAATCACTTGGAATAGATGGGTCAGAACACTCATACATATCTGATACTTCACTTGGATAATCCCACCAGTTATATGTTGAATTATTATCACATGTTTCTTCATCAACATTTGTATAATGGTCGCCTGTTACTGGTTGTGTGTATAAATCTTCAACGCATCCATCAGCATTGGGTCTAATAGTATAAGTATGATTTTCATTCCAATATGATATAAGTTTTATTGTGTTAAGTTGAGGACCACATCCACATATCACTGGACCATATGTTATTTCTGCATATATTTGTGTACACAATGGTAATTTTTGTGCAGCAGTTATTTTAATTCCAATTTCCATATCACTTATTTCATTCCAAGTCCATTTTTTACCAGTATGTGGATTTGTTGGATAATCATCATAATGTGTTGCCCACGATGTGTTATTTGTTTGTCCAGAACCATAATAATCATTACCATGTGTATGTAATTTTGTATATGTGATATTAGAAGGTGAACCACTCGTATATGCTCTACTTCTTTCATAAATACGGACATTGGTTATAGAAAGCCATTCTGTGTTAGTAATGGTGCATTCTGACATTTCAAATAATATTTCTTGTACACCACTTGTTTGATGAAAAATATAATCTGTATTATCATTTGCTATTTCTTCATCAACTCTTGTATAAAGATTTGATGATGTATAACTAAATATAGTGCCACCATTCCAACCACTCGATTTCGTTGAATCAGATATTGGTCGAAGATATATTATTCCCATTATAAACCTCTAAACGGTATTTGTATTTTAAAATCTTCCCATGTCGCATCATTACTATGATACAATATTCCATTTGCATCTTTCATTACAATTATTAATTCCACAAATAATCTATCATTATTTAACATTTCTTGCTCTGGTGATATTTCAATTTCAAATGGATAAACTATTTCAGTACCAACATTTAAACCACCATCCCATGTGAAAATAGTATTAACTGGAACAACAACATCTGTTGTACCAAGCTCTGTAACATTTCCAAGATTATCTATTTTCATAAGTCGTATTTCATAATTTGATACTTCGCTATTTCCACCATCGCAGGATAATGTGAATTGTCCGATAGCTGTTCCTTCAATATAATACTTTCGTTTTATCCAATGTGAAAATAAAAATCTTATCGTATTGGAATCAGTTACTAATGATGTTGTATCATCTGATTCTACACCCTCACTGTAATATTCTTTTGTTAATGCATAATGCGTATTACTAAAATATCCAGCGCCATAATCCCAATTCCAATCATCTATTTTAACACCATAGAATGTTTCATAGTATGGTAATTCATCACCCATTTACTTCACCTTCTAATTCCTCTATTGATAATATTACCACCAGCATTATTATTCCAACCACCAGATGGTATATATGAAATTCTAAATCTTGAATAATCATCACCAGTGATAGCTATCCCAGCCGTACTTTTATAAAATCTAACTGAAATCTCATCACCAGCTTGTAAATAAGCTGTTTTAGATACTACTAATGTATTGACATCAGATGATGATGTTAAATAAGCTTTTGAATATGAATCAGTTATTTGTCCATCAGCATCATATAATCTTATTATAAAACTACCTGCTGCTGAAGTGCTACAAGTCATTTCTGCTTGAATTAAATATAAACCAGTTGTATTAACAAGTATAGAACCATCAGATTGATAAGTAAAATCTGCTGTACAAAAATATTCCTCACCCCATGTTGTTTTATACCAATTACTTCCTAAACTTGTACTTAATGCACAATCACCAAGCTCTATAAATGGCACAGATGGTTTAATATTATTTTCTGCTTCTCTATACATTACATCATCCTATATTTATTTTTACCTGTTCTTTTATCTTGAAGATTAGCTCTTAAAACATTTTCAAATGCCCTAGCTAATTTTGCAACATCATAATCATCTTTAACAATTGGATTATTTATATTAACTGTAATATTTCCACCACCAGATGATACTTCTTTTCCTGCTGGTGAAACTGATTCATTTTTATGAAGCATATAAAATCCAGTTTCTGGTACTGAATGTGTACCACCCTGAAAACCACGACCTGTTCTAAATGGATTAAATACTTTGGCTGGTCCTAATGATTCATCAATAGCATTCATTATCGCACTACTAGCTGCTTGTGTTGTATCAATTCCAGTTATTTTTTCAAATGTATCTTTTAATTCTGGACTAGCTGCTATTTTAAGAATTATTGCATCATATTGTTTTTCTAAATTAGCTAAATCATTTATTTGTGTTGTCAGCATAGTTTTTCTTTCTTCTAATAGTCCTTCTTGTTCACTAATTGTTTCAGCTAAATCTGCAATATCAGCATCTCTAGTATCACTAATGAGCCAAAAGTTGTGTCTTTCTGCTGCTACATATTCATCTAAAATTGCTTGAGCTTTTTCTGCTGCTATTTCTTTTTCATCTAATAATTCTTTATCATTAGATTCTTGAATATCTATTTCTTGCTTCATCTGGTCAATACGAAGTTTGGTATTTTCTATTTGTAAATTTTTCATCATCCTTTGTTCTGCTCTTGTGTTACCTCTCCTTCTCATCATACCAGCTAATTGTAATTTAAGCATTTCAAGATTATTTTTTGCCATAGCTATTTGTAAATCATTATTAGCTTTTTCTAATTCTTTTACAGCTATTTTTTGTTCTCTAGCTGCTTCATTATACTCATATATTGTTTTTATAACATCACTCATATTATTTCCATATTCATCGAAAACATTGGTATATTCTGTAATATATTTTTCACCATAATCTGCTGCTAAATTTGCATAATGTTCAAATCTATCCAATTTTGTACCAACTGTTAATTCAAGTAATTGTTGTTGTAAAGCTGGTATTGATTCTGTTATTTTATTTATTTCAGAATTTAATGTAACAATATTAGATTCATATGCTTCAATCGTATCGGCAGCATCTTCAAAAGCTGCTGATACATCATTAACAGTTCCCATTAATGAATCTTGTATTGCTTTTAAACTTTCTACATTAGACACAACTTCATTATTTTTTTCACCAACAGCCATAGCTGCTTTACCCCAATAACTCATACCATGCCATGTTAATTCAACATTAGCATTAGCTTCTTTAGCTGCTTTTGCCACACCTTCAAGTATATCAGCGCTTACATAATTAGCTAAATCCATTTCTTTATGATTAGATATATCTTTTCTAATTGTATCTTCTTGAGCTTGAAGAGTATGGTCTATTGCGAGTAACCCTGTTTTTAATTTATCAAGTGCTAAAGCTTCCTTACCTGCTGATTCTATTTGTTCTGTATAATTTAAATATTCTTTTAAATCTGAAAATCTTGAACCTTCTTTTAATATTGTTCGCATTTCTGTAATATTTTTAGGACCTGATGAAAATAATCGGTCAAATAATGGTTTTGTTTGTTTATTTTTATCCACTTCAGCATTAGCAGCTTTAAATGCATTTGTATAAATATTAGCTATTGATTGTTCTAAAGTCCTAACAGCTTTACCAGCATCACCACCAGAAAATAAAGTACCCCACCATATTTGTGTTTTCTTAATCCATAAATCAAATCCAGACCAAGATTCACCAATACCTCTTTCTATTTGTTTCATTGTTTGGTCCATAATATTTGCAAGTGTTTGTTGGGTTTGCATTATCTGATTAAGAGCTTCATCTGTCCTTCCAGTTGCTGTTTCCATTAATCCCATATCTTCAATAAATCCACCTATACCAGATTCTGAAGTTAAAGCCATAGCAACTCTCAAGCTTCTCATGTTTCCTATAAGCTCTGGTAAAATCTGTGAACCATATTTTTTTGTTGCTTCAGATAACTCATTTAAGAATCCTTTTAAACCATTAACTCTTAATGCCGTTGCCGTCATATCAATTCCATATTCTTTTGCTGCGTCAGCAGCTTCTTTTGTTGGATTAATAATATTCTGAATCATTAATCCTAAACCTCTTGTTACTGAATCAATATGTTGTCCTTGTCTTGTCGCTGTTGTTAATGCCGATGCAACTTCTTCAAATGCAACACCAGCTTCAGCAGCTATTGGAACTACATATCCCAATGCAGATTCTAAATCAGCAAAAGTAAAATTACCTCTCACAACGGCTGTAAATAATTGGTCAGATAATTTTTGTGCATGAGCAGCAGATAATCCATAAGCATTTAATACACCAGTAAATGTTCTTACTGCACCTGTAACAGTTGTTAATCCAGCTATTGAAGCTTTCGTAACAACATTAAGCAAATTCATAGCATCTTTAACATCAAATGCTGCTGAAATAATTTCATATAATCCTTTTGTTAAATCATCAACAGATTGCCCATATTTAACTGATAGTGATGTTATTCCAGATTCTAAAGATGGTAAAACTTCTCTGGTTGTATTAGTCAAAATTGAGCTAACCTCTGCTATTCTTGTTTGGAATGACCTAAATTCTTTTATACTTTCTCCAACCCATTTTTGTAATTCTTGGAATGCCCTCATACTTAATCCTATTATAGCAGTTATTCCAAAAAATCTAGTCATTAATTGTTTACCAACATTCTGCATTGTATTCATTTTCTGACCAGCACCATGTATTGACATTTCAAAATTTTTAATTTCTCTAGTTATTTTTTTAATAGTGCCTTTGTCATCAAATAATATTGATATTTTTTCTGATACGCCTTCAGCCATTATTTCACCTTACCATCTTTTTGAAATTTATTTTTATGATAAGCAATCATATTTTTTTGTGAATCGGATAATTCAGATTTGTATCTATTTTCATTTGGTGTTCTACTTCTAATAAGTTGTTCTATTACACATCTAAAATCATCTAATTTCATTTTTTTAATATCATTCATGTTGCCAGTTTGCAAATACACTATGCACCTATTTTCTATAAGATTTTCAAGTTGTTCTTTTACACTTATTCTAACTTTGGGGATTGTTCCCCTTCCTGAAAATCCTTATCTTTCACTTTTATTCCTGTTCTACCTGAACGATAAACTGCTACCCACAATTCTATAAAATCATCAGGGTGCATTTTTTGCAAATCAGATATTTTTATATTCTTGTCTATTTCTATTAATGATAACATTATCATCGTTGTCCTATATTTTTTATCATAATCAGCTTGTGATATTTCACCTAATTTTAATTTCTCATCATACTGTATCATTTCTTCTAATAATGTTTCATGTTTTTCTACGGTCCAATCTGGCATTACAAATTCTTTTCCTTTATTTACAAACTTTAATTTATATCTTTCATTCATATATTCATCTCCAAGAGTTGAGCTTGGTTAATTCCCATAGATAAATAAAATTGTGGGGATAAAAATCCCCTAAAAATTTTATTATGTTACGGTATCTATTGTAAATGTTACACCAGTAAACGGTGCAGATTCTTTCATTATATCTCCACCATTATCAGCAGGTATTTCACTACTCTTCCATTTACAGCTTGATAGAGTTATCTTCGGACACCCTGAATCTCCCATGTTCACAACAATATCAAAATCAGCTTGAGCTAAAACATCAGATAAGTGTTCTGAACCACCCTCATCGAGTGATATATCACAAGAACCTTCTAATCCAACTTCTCCCTCAATTGAATATTGTTTATCTAATGAATCATGGTCGTAATGGTCTTTTACCCCATTATCAATTGTAATATCAATTGAATCAAGAATATAAGCCAATGGGTTTGTTCCATCGTTGATTGAACCAGCTATATTGAATGCACATAGCTCACCAGATAATGCTGTTGGTTCTGAATAAGCTGAACCATCATCAGTTGGTGCTGATTTTAATGAAAAATCCATAGCTAAAACATATTCTGTATTATGTGATGCTGAAATTCTTGTAGTTTTACATTTAGCACCTTTACAAAGCCATATTGATTTATCATCAGTAACAGAACTGCATGAATTAGTTTCTAAATAAAAACATAATGAATTTAGTAAACAATCCACTCTAGTATTTGCATCATCCAATAAAGTATCTCCACATTGAGGAATATACTCAACATGCAAAGTAAAATCATTACACTGTTCAATTAATGTTGCATTTGGTGAATCAAATCCTCTTACTGTTTTGTGCTTATCTGCTAATCCTAATCTGACATTCATTACCCTAACAGATACTGGTAATGCAGAACCTGTTGGTCCATCTCCGTAAGAATCTTCTATCCAATACCATAGTTTTCCTTGAAATGGTAATCCTAAACTTGCCATTATTTTTCCCCCTTTAATTTTTTAATTTCATTCATAATGATATATTTCATAACGAAATACGCCAATCGTTATTACTCAATATTATTATTCTAATTAACAACTTCCTATTGTTACGGTCCATGTTATAACAAGTGTATCAGCAGCAGCTTTATTAACAACACTAAATGTTGCTCTTGAAAACATAGTACCTGCTGAAACATCATTGAATATCCCAGCTTCAGTTAATGCGCCTGTTCCAGTACCAGCACCGAAAGTTGCCACATAAACAACATCATTATCATTTGCACCAGCGCCTTGTGTAGTTGAATCTAATGCAACTCTGGCTAATTCGCTAATTAATGCAGTTTGACTACAATTAGTTGGTGTTGAATCATCACCGACAGCCATGTGCGACATCGCAGTTTCGGCATCATCACTTATTTTATCAGCGATATATGCGCATCCTAAAGCCACCACTAAATTATGTATATTTTGTTCTTCTTTTAATTTTCCGTTTTCATCGTATAGTGCTATATGGACTTTTCCAATAACTGGTATTCCATTATTGATTTTCATCTTTTTTCCCCCTTTATTTTTATTCTATATTATCATACCATTGTACATATAATTCCATATTCTTATGATAAACAACCTGTTTACCATATTTTTCTATAAAAACTCTTCCTGTTTTTAAGAAGTATATAGAATAATCTGTACCAAGTATTCTACATTTGTTTCCTCTAATTAAATAATTTAATTCTTCACTAATTTCTTTTCCGAAATTAATGCTATCTATATTATCCATTTTTTGCCAATATATATTTACATCAATCATAACTTCATGTTTTCTAACTGTTGCACCAACATTATGTTCTTCCATAGTTTCGAGTAATAATCCTAATTCTATAAATGGTAAAGCTGGTAATGGACTTAATCCAGCTTTTGTTTCTTCAGTTAAATATATTGGTATATTATGATTTATTCTATGTTCATCTGCTATTGTTATTGTATAAATTTTATCGTTACTTATATATCGTTCAGTGCCTAAATATTCTCTAATTGTTTCTCTTGGGTCTAATGAATAATAAGCAGCTTCTCCTGATATTAATGATAATGATATTGTATCTGATATAAAAACAATATCTTGTAATTCCTGTAATCTACATAGTAATAAATCAATATCGTCATTTAATGTTATAATATCTGCTGGGTATAAATATAAAGTTGTACCAGCGCTAATTAAATTTAAATCTAAATCCTCACTAATCAATATCGTATCTGTTAATTCTTTATACATTTCTTTTACTAATGCATCACCTAATATAACATTTTCAGCTAATGTTTTATTTATATTTTTATTTAATGAATCATCTAATTCTATATTATCAATTATTTTTTTATCTATTTCTTTTATTAATGTATCATCTAATAAAATCATATCAGATAATGTTTTACCAACATTTTTATATAATACATCATTTAATAATATTGAATCATTTAATATTTTTCCTATGTTTTTATTTATTTCTTCATTTAATATTATGCCATCATTTAATGATTTATCAATATCTTTTTTAAATGTTTCTGATAATAATATATTTTCTTGAGGATTTATATGATAACTCACAACTCTACTTAATACATCACTTACAGTAACATCATCATATAAACTTTTTAATTTAAATATTTGTGTTTGTAGGTTATCATTTAGTGATACCAAATCACTTAATATTTTATCAAATTCTTTTTCTAATTCATCAACTATTTCAACATTTTCTTGAAATGCTCTATTATAGTTTACAATTCTACTTAATACATCATTCAATGTTACAACATCGTTTAATGATTTACCAATATCTTTTTTAAATATATCATTCAATAAAATATTATCATTTAATTTTTTACCAACTTCTTTTTCTATATTATCATCTAAATTAACACTATCATCTAAATATTTTCCAACTTCCTTTTTGAGTGAATCTGAAACAGCTTCTAAATCTGTTGGATATTCATAATATGTTTCTGCTGATGCATAAGTTACTCTAACATATAATTGTGTGCAAAAAATATCTCTATTTTGACTTCTTGTAAATGTTGCACCTGCTACTAAATTATCTATATCGGTCCAATCCCAATCACCACCAGCAGGGTTGGTTGCCCAATCATAATAAACATCAGCATATGATGTTGTAACAGTTTGAGCAGGGCTATCATACTGACTACCATCTGTATAAACATGCAATACAATATAATCACCATCACCAGTTTCACGATAAACTCTTGCAACAACTCTAACATTTGTTATTGAACCAGTTTCAGTTGTGTGGTTAGATAAGTTATATAAATCTTTATAATCACCATTAGTGTCAGCCCAAATATAGGTAGAATCTTCATCTGGACTATCCCAAGCATCATCAACTTTATCCCAATGCGTTGTCGGACTTGTCGGATATACATATTGCATAGCAACGGAATTATCGCTAGTTGGATAAATATATAACTCACTCATATTTCAACACTCTCATTATCATAACAAGTGAAATCCAATTCCATAACTCTATGAAACACAACTTGATTTCCATATTGCTCAATATATACTCTATTTGACTTAATATTAGCAAATGAATTTTTATGATTCCATGTGTTACCAATTGTATTACTTTGATAATTTCTAATTTTTTTATAAAACGCATCAGCAATAGCTTTTCCAAATTTAACTTGGCTCATATTATCCATTTTTGTCCAGTAAATATTAACCATCATTTTTATTCTATTTTTTTGTGTTTCCCCACCTATATCTTGTATTTCATTTAATGCTTCAGTTAATTCTATTTCTATAAATGGAAATGAAGGTAGAATATCTGATTTAGTTTCCTCTGAAAGATAAACAGGAATTTGATGTATTATACCATGTTCATCATTGACATTAATATAATATGTATCTTTACCATATAACTCTCTTAATTCACACATTACTTCTCTTATTCTTTTTCTTGGGTCAATCCCACAATATTGTATTATTACTTTTGTGTATTCTAATAAATCTAAAGCAATTGTATTTTCATCAAAATTTTTACCAATATTTTTTGAAACTTCATCTAATATTGGTGTATTTATTTCATTAATATTTTTACCTATATCTAATTGTAATGCATCTTCTATAAGAACATTATCACTCACATTTTCATAAAATGTTTCTGGTGCTTGAAGTATTCTTAAATGATAAACTGCACCTGCATTTGTTAATGCCACATACCCTAATGAAGTACCAGTTGATTTATTAATTTTATATACCCTACCTTGACCTGTTCCAACATATATTATATCACCATCTAATAATAAATTTCTTGGATTATTACTATCAGGAATTGAAATCGTATGGTCCACTGTAAAATCTGACCTTTTGACAACATCTATTCTTTGTCCTTCATAATCTGATTTATAAATATAATCATCATCGAAATCAACACCATATATTGAACCACCCAAGTCAGCAGATTGACCGACTAATGAACCGTCAAGATTACAAAGTTTTACTTTACCATTACTTGCATGTCCACCGAATACAACATAATTCCCATGCACACTTAATTCATATGGGTCATATCCATCATAAGATTGTGTACCACCATGTGAACAAGCATCAGGGTCATCACAAATTGATAACTGATTATTATCTTGGTCATTTATATATATGCAACTATTATAATAATAAATATGCCACATATATGAACCCCAACTACAATTACTAACAGCACCTAATGTAGATTTATTTCTCCTATATATTCTATTACTGCAAACATAAACATAATCAGGACCGACACATATTGAATTTGTGCCACTACCAACCAATAATGGACCAACTTCTATTGATAAATCATCCTTATTTAAAGCATAAGAATAATAACCCTGTCTAACAACATATATATATGGATTATCACTATCATATTTATCGACATCTAATCCCATTATATAATTAGACAGATTAACACTAACATGAGTTTCTGTAAATGTATTAAGATTTACTCTTGAAATGTAATTGCCATGACCTGCGTATAATATATTAATCATTTTATTTTCCACAACCAATAGCGTTAAATCCTATCATTCCAATAAGCTCTTCATATTTATCTTTAAATATTTTAGCTTCAAGTTGCCTATTAGTTTGAATATCAGCCATCGTTGCGCTATTTAATGATTTATAAGTCATAGCAACTTTATAAGCTGTTAAATAAGCAACTGCTTCATGCATTATGGTTTCATCATAATATTCCGACCTAGTATAATATGAAACATAAGCTCTTTGCATCGTATTTGGTACAGCGTCATCAGTATCAGTTAATAATTGCACAATGCCATTATCTGCATCAACAACATTAACATGTCCATTATATCTTAATCTATCATTATCTATATAATAAAAACTAATATCACTTCCACATGTTATTTCCCCTTCACCAGTTATTTCACCATCTCCATTATAATCAGCAATATATTTAGACCTCAATTGAAATGTTTTATTTGTTCCATCAAACCACGAGCCATCGGTTGGATTACATTTAGGTCTTTCTTCCCAATGCAAATCATAAATTTCATTAAGTACAGTTTTATAAGAATGCCATGCTATTAAAGCTAATTTATAATCTGATATGTCATTCTGTTGATATGCGCTTAAAATTTCTCTAGTCCTTGCGCATATATCAAATGGAAATACGACAATTCTGAATTTTTGTGTTTGATTATGTGTAAATGTAATTACATTAACATCATATAATCCAAATGGTATATCATCATCTAAATCAAATTCATAATAATACTCACCAGTTGCATCCTTACTCATGGCTGTTAAACTAACATAATCATTACCACATGGGTCTATAACTTCTATACTAACTTCAGATGGGTCATCAGGTGTTCCTTCTTCAGCATCAGTTATTCTAACTTTAATATAAACAGTATCATTTCTAAAATAAGTACCAGATTCTTTAATTTGAGTAATATTATAATATTTCATTATTTATCACCCTCATATTTCCATTCAAATAATTTTTTAGCTGCTTTGAATACTTCAAACGCATTATATAATTCTTCTTTAGTATAATATTGTTCTTTATATTTACCATCTCTCATTTGTAATATTACTGCACCATCTAATTCTATTCCAGTTAATTCTTTAAATGCAATAAAATATGCACCGAGTTGAAGTACATATTCTGGATAAATATCTTTGGATGTTTTCCAATCACAAATATATCTACTACCGTTTATTATTGCAATACAATCACAAGTACCTGCAAAATTATATTTTTCTGACCAAAGCTTTTGTTCAGTTGCTTCAACTGATATTGCATTATTTTTTTTCCAATCTTCAAATAAATTCATAGTATCTTTAAATTTATCATCATAATTTGTTATATCTAATTTACCTTCACTTAATAATACTTCAATAAGTTTATGTATTGTTGTCCCGAATCCTGCTCTACTTTTCAATATTTGTTTTGATTTTTTATTACCAGTTTTAGCTAACCAATTTCTTAATTCTGGTTTATCAATAATTGATAACACCCTAGTTACCCTAATATATTTTTTACCTTTAATAAGGTAATAATTATCAGTTGCAATAATATCCATAGGGACTTTAATATTCCATTCATCATTTAAATTTTTCATATATCCCTTCTCTGAAGTTGAATCAGAAGTATTCCCACGAAAGAATAAGATTGGGGATAAAAATCCCCTAAAAATACGATTATGCACAGGTTGGTGCTGAAATTAGACCAATAGCATTATCGTCAAGCTCGTCAATACCGACATACATGTGAATAGCAACAGTTGTTGAATCACAATCAATGTTACGGTCCTGCTCTAATTCAGGTCTTTTACCCCAAGCTTCACCGACAGCTTTTGAAGAATCTAGTATAACAGCCACAACATAAGATGCTGGACCTTCATCGCAAGAATTAGCGCATGGAAATTCTATTACTTCCATTTCACCTATCTTTGAAAGTTTGTTCCCACTGAATGATAATGGATAACCTATCATACTTGCAGCTTCTTTGTATTTGAAATGTGCAGCAACAGTTGGAGATACGATACAGAAATTAGGTCTATATCCAGCTTCTCTCATTGAAGCTTCCATATCAATGATACTGTTTACAAGCTCTCTTCCAAAAGCATCTAAACAACATCCATCATCAGAAACTTGGCAACAGTTATCAAGAGTATCAGTGTAAGTTGTAGTTGCAGTTATTAATTGATTATATATCTCTAAATCAACTTGTTCAGCTAATCCAGATGCCATATCCTCAATTATTCCAGCTTTTATAATATCCCCAGCTTCAAATAAGTCCCTCTCACAGATTTCAGCTAAATCACCATATACATCAAGTTGTATGCTGTAAGGTGCTAGAAAACTACTTGAAACACATGAAAGACATTCACAGGCAGCTAATGGACCTTGCGCTGACCGTTTACCTCTTGTTCTGATAGTAATTGTATCTCCTTTACCTCTCTCAAAATCTATTCCACGAACAGTTACTTTACCAGCAAGAAAACCCTTGCAGTAAAATGCTGACCAGATAAGATTTGCGAATTGTTCTGAAGGTGTCCATGCAGAAACATCGTTCTCACAACCAGTATCAGAATCAGTAAATTCATAGCCCATGAGCCATGATTCGCTACCATAATCAACTGGTGTATAATTGTGAGCTTTCAAAAATTTCTTTCCGAAAATTGACATTTTGTCATCTTTTGTTTCTTTCTGTAAATCGCCATCAGTATCTAAACCAGTATCGACAGATTTACTTGTTTCCTCTGCTATCTTTGCTCTAATTTTAGCTTCGAGTTCCTTTTCGTATTCGACTTTTTCTGCTTCAGCTTTTTCAGCTTTTAGCTTTTCTACTTTCTCATTAAGTAGTTTAGCATATTCAGCTTCAGCTTCAGCTATTTTGTCATCACTCATCTATTTTCCCCCTTTAATTTTTTTAATCTTTTCATTAATTTCTGCTAAATATTTTTCATCTTTAAATTTTTGCGCTTTATTTTTTAAAGAATCCAAATATTTTGCATCCTCATCGCTAACAACACCGTTATTAGCATTATCAGGTTGTTGAATATCGCAGTTGTCATTACAACCACAATCTTCTTTTTCATAATTTGTTGCAAGACCACAACCTTTTTCGGCATTACATTCGCCTTCAATGCAGGTTGTTAATGCTTTAGGAAAAATCTCTTCAAGATATTCTATAACATCATCATCTTTGAAACCTTGCAGTTTCGCATAATTTATTTCAGAGTTATCCATATCTCTAACTCTCATTCTCCTAAATCTTGCATTTACCGACATACTGACATTGGGAATCTTCCCAGCTTTAGAATTAATATCACAAAATGATTTCCATGCAGCGTATTTTGGTGAATGCTTTAATACATTCACATCCATAGAAATTTCTTTCGTGGTATCATTTGCTTCGGCATTAGATTGATACCCAACGACATATTCTATATTCTGTCGTCTAAACGGATAATTTGTATCAGGATAAGATGTACCCATGTGATTAATATCATGGTATGTACCATTCCATTTTTCAATAGATTTTTTCAATGCTCTATATGGCACATAAGCATTTCTCATCATCCTATCTCCGACAACGGCAACTGCTCTAAATTTTATCCAATCTTTATCCTCAACTTTTTCAGTTTTACCTTCAGTTGTTTTTTCAATTAGAACAGATTGCAAAGTAAATTCATTCATAAATTCTGAACATTCAAAAGTATATGTTTTTATATTAGTTTCATTTTCATATTGTGTGCCTTTTTCCTTATGCTGTTTCCACATCCCATGACATTTAGCAGCAGCTTCTTCAGGACTTGCACCCTCTTTGTTAATAACATAAGGAATACATCGTTTAACATAATCAGCTTCGGATTCGCCTTTTTTTACACTTGGCATAATATTTCCCCCTATTATATTTTTAATTAAATAAATAAATTTAAAATTTTTTATTTATTTTTATTTAGCTTCATTAATCTTTTTGTTTGAATACTTTTTACATGCACCGATTCTGCTAGAGATTTACCAGTGTTTGGTATCTTACCTTCTTGTATTTCTTTATTTGTAAATTCTTTTGAATCATGCCATACATTAACATGCCATTTTTCTGGTTCTTTAACATATGGCGCTATCATTTCTCTGAATTTATCTGGCTCTTTTAATACTTCATTTAATATATAAAAGAAAATATCACGATATGCTGTATCTTTATAACATATCCAAATTCCTATTTCGCTTAATTGCTCTACAATTCCTTTTTGATATTTTTCTTTTATTTTATCGGCTGCATCACTTATTATTGAGCTTAATTCTTTAATTGCATCATTTCCACAATTTACCAAATCATCATGGACAGCTTCCTTACTTGCAGATTCCCCTAATTTTTTACGAAGTAACCAAAGACCTGCTTTGATTATTCTTTTATCCGATTCAAGAAATCTAACTTCCATCTTTCTTCACTTCTTTTTTGTGTTTACATTTTCCATTTTCATATGTACAATGTACACATTCTTTTTCAAGCTCTTTATCAAATTCTTTTTCAAGAGCTTCTTTTTCTTTTTCTTTAATTTCTGGTGTAGTATGTTTATTAAAACCCATCACATTTTCAACTTGTAAGTTGCCAACTTTTAATTTCAATGCACTAATAGTTTTTAATAATGATTCTTTAAATGCATCTCTTCTGTATTCAATTGTTCCCTGTAATCCATCCCTAGCTAGAGTAACATTTTTAATATCATCATCAATAAGTTTTAAAACTTTATCCTTATTTGATTCAGCATATTGCAACCTATCAGTAACTTTTACCATCATTGGAAGTTTTAATTCACCTTTTACTATTTGTTCTCTGCGAATCTTTAACATTATCAATGCTGCATCATATTGCGCCTGTTGTTTTAATAATCCACCATATGTGGCACTTAAATTAGCCATATTCTGTATTATTTCCATTTCAGGATTTGATAATGCTGTTAATTTTATTTTAGGTTTATTTGGTACTAATTCTATTTTTGGCTCTTCTTTTTTCACATTAACTGGCGCAACTTTTGGTATTTTACATGCTCTTTTTCTTGACATTATAATCCCAATTCCTTTTGTATAGCACTATATAATATGGTTAATTGTTTTTTTGTAAATGTTACTATTTCCCCAGCATCAGATACATAATATTTTTTTGTTTTTCCAACTTTATAATCCCCAAATTTGGGACAGCATTTATGAGGTCTATTACATAATACAATTTCTTCCATTTTTCTCTTTTCTCCTATTTTACATTATTTTTAAACCAATCATCTACTATTTTATTTAACTCATCTAAAGCTCTATATGCTGCTGTTCTTAAAAATGGTCTATAACATGCTTTACCAGATGTACTAACATATGGAATCGGATTTGACCCATCCTTTCCTGCTGGTATTTTATATGTTCCAAATTCATTATAATATGCATAAGGTATTGTTCTTCCATCTATAAATAATTCCCAGCCACTACTAACTTCCCTTAATTCTATTGCTTCTTCCATAGCACCTGTCATTTCTGGTGAAAATTCCATAGCCATTTCTAAAGCTTTAGCTGCGAGTAACATCATAACTTGTTTATAACCTGAATCTGACATAAGAAATTTTAATATTGAATCTAATCTACTTAAACCAAGCATTTCAACTCTCATCTTTTTGTTCCTCTTGCTCTTTTAAAATTTCCTCACCAAGTTTTCGTTCTCTTTTTATTATATCTTTTAAACTATCAATCATTTTTTCTTTATAATTATCCTCTTCTCGTTTTACTGGTTTTACTATTCGTTCATTTGGCTTTTCTGGTATTTCATTCTTTTTGGGTGGTTCTCCATTTGATGGAACAGGTATTTCTGATTTTGTTTCTTGCTTTGGTATTTTTTCAGGGTCTAATTCTATATTTCCTTCATTTATTATTCTACGAGCTTCTTTTATTGATATAAGACCAGCGCTTTTTGCATTTGCAGCAGCAGCAACCCTTTTACCAAGTATTTCAGCTTCAGCTAATTCATCAATATAAGTTGTTTCCCAAACCACTTCATATTTTGAAAAATCTTTATTATTTGATTTTCCTAAATAACCATAAAGTTTTTCAATTAATGGTGTATAAACTAAATCTTGGTTATCTCTAATATCTCTATAATAATCAGCCCATCCAACTTCAGCACCCGTAACTCTACCAACTACAAGACCTTGTAAAACATGTTTTGGCATAATAAGGGCATCTGCGACAGCTTGAACAACATGCTCATAAAATGGTGTCGGATTTATTGCTGTTGGATTTATAACTTCTAATTTATATTTTTCACTGAATGCAAAATAATTTGGATGTTTGGCTAATAGCTCAAGAGCTTTTGTTCTTTCAGCTTTTTGCATACCAGCTTTTGTTAATACTTGAATACCATGTGAAAACCATTTTAAGATTTCACCAGTTGCCACATCAATATCCTCTGATGCTGCAAGAATGTTTCTTAATATTTGTACTTTTGAAATACCAAATGGACTATTGGGCAATTCAAATGTTTTAACATGTAATATTCTATCTGGATGTATTGGAAAATTCTCATTCTTTTTTATATTAATATAATGGTAATAAATTTGTTTATTTATACCATTGGTAATCAAATTATGACCTTCATCATCTGGATAATACATTTCTTTAATATTTTCAGGGTTTAATAAAATTACATCTAATGGCTCGGCATCTTCAGGTACTTTTCTTTTTAATCTAGTTGATGCTTTTTCTCTTTTATCGAGTTTTTCATTAAATTTAATTAATAGATAGCCATCACCCCAAATATCAGCACTTATACCAGCTATCTTAAATTTTTGTTTTATTTGTGTTCTTTTTTCAAAATACCTTATCGTATCAATTTCATCTTGTGGCATTTTTATGCCATCATCTCTTTTAAGTTTGAACCAAGCTCTGAAAGTATCGGAATTTTTCTTAATTGTACCTTTTATGAATAAGCTAGAAATTAAAGCATATTCTCTACATTTTTCTGGTGTCAATAATTGATTAGGTTTACCTTCATATTTTGTTGGTAATATTAAATCATCTTCAGATGTTTTTGGTATATCTTTTGCTGTTTTACGGATATATTTTCTTGAAATATAATCCAATCTATCCATTAAGGTCATTTAACTCATCCTCTTATGTTTCCACCACCCACATCCAAACATGGGTGTATCAATTTCAGGACTATAATCTGATAAAGCATATCTTAAAGCATCAGCAGCATGGTCATCCTCTTTTGAGGGTGTTTCACCATCGCCTTTATAACGATATGCTAATAAGCTTCTAATTAAATTAATGCAAGATGAATGTATGAATATTTTATTATTTTTAAAACATGATTGAAGTTTTGCTATACCTGTACTAACCGTATTATCTGCATATGAATGTGTTTCACCATTTTTCCAGAATGCGCATGAAACACCTAAATCGAATGCCTGATTTCTTAAATCAATCGCTGAAGGGTCGATGTAAACTTTACTTAAATTATATTTCTTTTGATATTTTGAAAGCAAATGAGCAATATCATATGATGTTCTTTCACTTTCATAAAATTCTTCAATCACATAAATATTATTTGTTTTTGTTAATAATAATATCAATATACAACAGGCATCCCTCACACCCCAATCAACACCTGCAATATATTTATCAACTAAATCTTTACGATTTTTAAAATTCTTTTCTATCTCATCATTTGTAACATGCCGTTCAATACTAAATGTTTTATAAATTTGACCTGCAAATGCACCCCATTTACCATTTAAATATCTTCGCACCCAATCAGCGTCATAACGAGATTCCATGCTCTTAATGTATTCCTCTTGATTCGGAAGTAGATAATTATCATAAGTGTTTGTATCAACAGCGTAGTAACCTTCCTTTTTATCAAGATAAAAATATTTATAAAGCCAATGATTTTCAGCTTCAGGATTTGTTGCTAAAATAGCAAAATGAAACGGGATTGCAGTACCTCTTAATCTCCCTATTAATTGGGTCATTACCCCCTCTTTCATATCAACTGGTTCATCAAGTCCAAACCAATCAATGCTTCTTCCAGCTAGATTTCTTTCTTTATCACAAGAACGAAACCATATTTCTGACCCATTATAAAAATTAATATTCATTTTTCCTATTGAAATTGTTTCGGTAAATAATTTAATCGGAATATTTTTTTCATCCAATATTTTTTGGTATCTTTCTAATTCTTGAATAAATGTTCTAAATACAACATCTCTAATTTGTGGATATGTTTGACTACCGACAAGACCCACACTTTTTGGATATTGCAACGCAGCTTTAATACCAACATGAGCAAGTAAAATAGTTTTACCAGCGCCAAATGCACCACTATATAAAACATAGTTATTCATTAGTTTGCCATTTTTGCCTATATGTTTTTTAAAAACTAAATCAAAAACTTCAATTTGTTTTGGCAAAAACTGTCTAGGTCTATTCAAAATTATGTTTTTATTGTTCAAGCTAATATCTCCTTGCAAGGAATCAGCAGCTTGTTATGGATAAATAAATATATCCTCATAATAGTACCCAAAATAGAAACATTTATATACTACTATTTTTATTTAAATATTTTTTATTTTCTCTTTTTCGTTTTTCTCGGAGAAATTTTAATATTTCTTTATCTTGTTTTGGATTCCCAAGTTTATTATCTTTTTTCTTATTATTTTTTAATACCTTTTTAGATAAAAATAATATCGCTGCTGTTGCTTCATCCACTGTTATTCCTGCATTTCTAGCTATTTCTGCTAATGCTTTCAGCCCACATTCAAAACAATATTCACCAGATTCAATGAAAATTCCACAGCTTTTACAAACTTTCAACTTCATCACCTATATGCTTCTTGTCGTATCTCTAACATATTCAGATAACATTTTATGTAATTTTTCTAATATCGTGCAATCTTTTTTATTATGGTCAAGAACATACTCAAGAGCTTCTCTATCGCCAACTTTAGCTCTCATCCAAAAATTACCTTTAATATGATTCTTACCTTTAATACCAACTAATGCACAAGCAGAATCAAGAGAATTTTTATGTATTTTTAATTTATTTCTAACCATGTAATAAACATCTTTATGCTGAACAGAACCGAATCCCAAGAATTTTATTTTATGCGATAAAGCTCTAGCTCTTATAAATGGTATATCATATTTTGTTCCATAATAAGTTATGATTATATCATACTCACTTAATGCTTCGATTAATTCTTTTACTATTCTCCTATCGAAATCATAAGAAAGAATTTCACTTTGGTCTATGACACCAAATCTATATTCATCTTTATCTTTAGTTTTAATACACCATGTGAGCATATAATCCCAATTAGCATTAAGACCACCTGCTTCAATATCGAAATAACCGATTTTTAATTCTTTATTTTTTTCTCGTTCATAACACTTTGGATGTTGAATATAAGGCATCCTATGTTTCTTACAATATGTACTCGCCATTTTCAATAATTCTTTTTTAGTATAACCACTCAAATTCATTTTATCACCTATCCAAACATTTTGTCATCATTATCTTTATTTCTATCTTTATATTCACTCGTTCCATTTTTTTCAATGACTTTTTTTATTTCCTCAATAATTTGTCTTTCGGTTGTATAATGCTGCAAATCACTTTCTCTCATACCCTCAAGAATAATAAGTAATTGATTTTTTAAGTTATTATATTCATATTTAGTAATTGGTCGCCACGCAGTTAGCCAAAACCATATTTTATTGAAAATAGAAGGTTTAGCATAGATAAACATTCCACTTTCATTTTTCTTTTGTTTCTTTTTTCTCATTTTTTTCATCATCCTTTAAAGCAACATCTGGTCCATCAAAATAAACCACATATTGAATTTTGTTACTTTTTTCAGCCATCATTTCAGTTTCTTTCAAAATTTTTTTAAGTTTCAATTTAGTTTCTTGTGCTGAATCAATTTGACCACTAATTCTGCATCTTTCAGTAACTGAAACAGTTTTATCAAAATCATTTTGAAGTGTTTTAATCCTATTATTAATTTTGATAATTTCGGGATGGTTTTCATATTCCATTTCTAATATAGCCACACATGAAACTTCAGAACCTTCAGCATTGTATATATTTTCTGTCAAAATACCATAACCAGTTTGGCTTTTTTTATATTCATTCACAGTATCAGATACAAAATTTCTTGAAACATTCTTACCATATTCTTCTTTTAATTTTCTTACTATTACCGATGGACTATCAATATTATTTTCTGTAATTATTCTAATTATTAAATCTTTTATTATAGAAACTTCTTGAAGTTTCCTTCTCCCCATTATGCATCATCTCCTTTAAAATATCTAATATTATTAGCTTTACAAATTTTTTGATAAATAGCAAGAAGCTCATGCTTTGGTAAGCGATAAACTGATGCAATTATTATTAATGTATATCTATTATTATCATCATCTGGATTCATTGGGTCAAATCCTCTATAATATTTCTCAATATGAACATTTATAGTTGCATATTTTATTTTAGCTTGTTTAAGAAATGAATGTAATATAATTGTTATTTCATCTAATTTCAAATCAAAATATACCTGTTCTATCATAAGCAATTACCTCTTTTACATTCGATTAATAATCTTCGTAAACATATTTTTTTATCATTAATAGTATAATATGGATATGATTTAACATTTGAAAATTTACTGTCATTAACAACTATTGCTTTTATTCCTTTACTAGCTAATGCCACTAGCATACTTTCACCAGATGATAAAGATTTACCATATGGGATAACAACACACACCCTGCGTTTTTTTACCATGCTAAAAGCACCACCACCGTTATTAAGAAATAAACTAAATATCTTAACTTACCAATACCACGATATTTACCTTCAAGTATTCCATAAATAAGATTTATCCATCCAAGTGTGAAAAATCCAAATGTAAATGAATTAACTGGAAACATTGAACATAAGAACATAAATATACTTGATAATACACCACCACCATACCACGATAAATCACTACTACATTCCGTAATGCAAAATAATTCAGCTATTCCAACATGAATCGTTCCTTTAGCTTTCAATCCACATGCTTTAATGTGTCCTAATTCATGCATGAGAAACATTGGCACTAATAGTGCAACATATCCGAGTAAGCTAAATAATCCAATCATTTACACACCACCATTCCGATTCACCCATTTTATTTCTTCCTCTCTTGTATTTGGGGAAACTATATCCCATATAATAGCACTGTCGCAACAGGAACATAATAGAGTATTTTTTATCCATAACATTTTCTTCCCACATAACGGACACAGAAATTTCTCCTTCTTCATTCACTTTCTCATCTCCCCTATTTCTTTCATCATTAATTCGTATTCATCTTTATTTGTTTTTACCCATGCGTATCGATATCGTGTTAATTTTAATTTCTCCGATATTTTTAAAATAATAAAACACCAGATGCAGCAATATGACCATGTGCCAGTAAACTCAACATCTAGCTCAAATCCATCTTTTGTTTTTTCAATTATTCTATATGGATAAATTTCAGCAAATGGTTTATGTTTCTTACATATATCACATTTAAATTCTATCATAATATATCATCTTCCTTTTCATTTTTATATTCATTATTTAATTCCTTAATCATATTAAGCCGACAGAATTTACATCCTTTATAAAGAACGCCCTTAAACAACCATGTCCGAAAGAATTTTATTGGTCTAAACTTACCACACATTTTACATCTACGGACTTTATTATTATCAGGCATTTATTTCATATCTCCCATCAGGTCTTTTAATGATTAAATTCCTCTGCTCACACATTTCAATGAAATCATTATCAAATCCATTATCCTTTAACTCACCAATATCACTCGGATTATTCTCAAGAAAAACCGTTAAGCTTTCAATCTTATCACCAAGAGTAATTTCTTCAGGTTGTATGTCCACAATTTTAGACGAATCCTCAATTTTTCGTTGAGAACTTGTGCCTTCATTATAAGAATAAGATTTACGATTAGGGTCTTTCCAAGAAAGATTTTTATAAGTCCAAACTCTATTACCATCTGGTAATGTCATCCTATTAGATGCAACACCATACATTGTTTGGAATAATTTACGACTAAAATGAACCTCATTAAGAGTTGGTTTCTGATGTTCAACACACCATTTATTATATTCATACAAGACCTCTGATTTATCCAACCATGAACCTATCTTAACTTCTAATGTTTCATTACAAAAACCAAGAATTGGATTAGCTCTTTCCTCATAAAGCTGCAAATTTTTATCAGTAGATTTATTATAACTAAATTTACGATTCTTTAATAAACGCTTCAAACCTTCCAATGCCCAATTAAGAATACCAGAAAGCTCTTCCTCAACTATCATTTTATCAAGAATATGCTCATCTGTTCTTGGGTCGCCCACTGGAAAATAACTATTAAACTCAATAAAAGTAAGACGAGTAGCAAATGCAACAGTTTTATCCTTTGGAAAATCAGGTGGATTATTGCAACCCCAAATAAGTTTAGCATGATTAGTAAAATTAATAAAATCATGGTGAATCCTTCTAGCAGCAATACTATCATTACCTGTAAGAAGTTTTATTACACTTGTATCATTAATTACATCAGAACCAATATCACCAGAAACATTAGCAAGTTTACCAAACAGTTTAGCAATAGAAAACTGGCTGGTGGTAAGCTCATGTAAAGTCATGTTTTCAACAGAATCAGAACCAACGAATTTACGAATAAGATTAAGTAATGTGGTTTTACCATTACGACCAGAGCCGATAAGCAAAAAGAAATTAGGGTACTCATGTGTTTTATACAAAATATATCCAAACATTTCTTGTATGACTTTAACATCATCACCAGAAAGAATTTCATTAATATACTTATCAAAAACAGGACACTCGGCTTTAGGATTAAAAACAAGATTCATCTGCTCAAAAAGTGGAAGGTCCTTACTATGAGGAATCATCGTACCATTTTTAACATTAAGAACACCATTCTTTAAACTAATAAAATACTTATATTTTTCCTCAACTTCCTCAACTTTTACCATCAAACTCATAAAATGCTTAACGGCTGTAACTACCTCTGTAACCCTCTGATTAGTAGCTTTAGTGTCCATAATAAGCCGAGCAACAGTTTCAATCACACGATGCCCATCAGGTCTATAACAACCATTATCATAAATATAAATATCCCGTTTATCATTATTAAGAACGATAAAACCACGATTAATACCAGTGCCAGTGGTGGGGTCAAATTTATCAAAAACTATATCACCAGCGAGATTATTAGCGACAAGATGCTTCTTATTAAAATAGATATTTTTAGTATCTTTAACAGCTTTAAGAATATCACTAACTATTTTCGGGTTCACCGTTCTTTTTTCTTTTGCCATTTAACAAGCATCCTATAATTCCACAAGATTATGATAAGGTCCAATATAATAAACATGAGTAACCATTTCCTCATCAAGAGTAACAAGTAATAAACAGCCATGCTTATACACCTGCAAAACATACTCACCGAAAATCATATTGTCCTCAATACTTCCAGTTTTCCAACTCATACTCATTTATACCATCCCTTTCATTTAAAGCACCCCAAATAATTTAAAGATAGCTAAAGATATGAGAAAAGATGCACTAATCGTAAATATCCATTTAATAACATCCTCAATCAACCGTTTCCTTTTCATCGAAGCTTCATAATCCCACTCATCCTCATCGTTATCCAAAGAATTATCAGCTAACGGGAAACCCTCTATTTTCCAAACAGCATCATCCAAATCGAGCATACAATCATGGCAAAGAATATATCTGTATTTACCACCCTTACCCTCTTTTTTACCACATCTCGGACATTCAATCATTTTATTTCACCAACGAAAGAAAAATAAAAGTACCAAAAATGATAATTACCAAAATAGTAATTGCAATAACATCATTATTAAGTTTTAACTTCATTATTCATACCATCCTTCATTAATATGGAAAATTATCATATGAAAAATCAAAAGTTTTCTGTGTTTTAACATTAAGAATAATACAATCGAAAAGATGATACCAAACTACCTGATTTGGGTCAAAACCCTTACGGGGATGAATACTATTCCAAACATTAATAAATTCTGCTTCGGAAACACAACCTTCAGATTCATAAAGAAACTTTGCAATAAACCATAAAGGAAGCTTAACAACTAAATCAATTTTAAAAGTATTACCATCAACTTTGAAAGTATCACCGACATTACCATACTTTTTAGTTCTCGAAGTTGCACATTTAAGAGCAAGATTCAGCTTACCAATAGACCAAGCATTAAAAGGTATTTTAACTTCCATTTTTATTATCACTCTCTCATTATTAAAACATGCTTATCAATAACCTTAATCGATGTCCAAACACAACCATTAACATCAGCAGAAACCAAAAGAAAACTATCACAATGAGGAAGTACCATAACGAAAAGGATAAACTCATCATCAAATGATACAAAATCTTTAACTTCGGTCAATTTTCTCACCACAGAACGGACAGTCAGAATCCATCCAAATAATATAATCATTACCAAAATATTTCTTCATCTTATGACAACAGAATTTAATAACAGCTTTCTTATCATAACAAACAGTTTCATCAGTTATTCTCATACACTCTCAATAGAGTACCCAAAATAACAAGCTTTAAATAACATGACTTCGGAGAACAAACATTCACAAGGACATGATAAAGACACCATCGGGACATAAAAATAGAATCATATATAAAACATTCCATAATATTGTAATAATCAAAAATAAGGAGAAAACAAAAAGAAAAGAGCAAAAAATGAAAGAAAAGAGCAATTTTACACTACGGACCAGAAAAATGGGTACTCGGAAAGTTACTATGGCAGCGATTTTTCTCCCGTTAAACCTATATTCCTGCCATAGTAACCACACTAATTTTATTATATTATATAAAAACACTATTTTTAATCTAGCTTCTATATAGAAATTTACTATGGTTACTATGGTTTTAACAGAAGGGCAAGTAACTTTCTCAAACCATAGTAACTTACTATGGATTTTGTACAAAAACAAAGAAAAGAGCAGTTGCTCATAAAGAAAAGAGCAATAAATACACACACTATCCCCACCGTTTATTTTTATTCTGCGAGTTTTATAATATGGGGTATATATTAACATTTAAATAATAATAATAATATATAATACAGAGTACAGCGCTTCATTTATATAAAAATCAACATATAATAATCAATATATAATACACATTAAATAATAATCGACATATAAATATAGTATTTTTATTTTTTAAAAAATATATAAATGGTGTTATATGTTTGAAAATAAATAAAAAATAATAAATAAATATCGGCTCTATTTTCAGAGAACATGTATTACTTAATAATCATTATTAGTTAATAATCATTATTAGTTAGTAATCATTATTAGTTAGTAATTATTACTAAATTGTAATGATTGTTATTTAGTACATATTTCTATTTTTCTGTGTACATGCATTTTTATTTGACCTTTCCATATATTTATTTTAAGCTTGTTGTTTATCACATGATAGATAAATGTATAAACCTATTTTGTTTTTGTATTCTAGCTATATGTTTATTGTTTTAAATGACTATTTTCAAATATATGGATAAAAAATATGGTATAAGATAACAGGTGAAAAAAAAATAATGTATTGTTTGTTATCCTATACCTTTTTGTTAGCTAGGTTGAAGTAATACTCATGCTTTGTTATTTTGTGGTTTAAGTTATTTAATTCCTTTCTGGCATAATACCATAAACATGATTGTGTATTTGACGGTTTTATTTTTAGCTTTTTACTTATTTTTCTTATTATGTATTTGATATATTTTATATCATTTTTGTTTGCATATTTGTACTTATGTTTAAGGTTAAATATTTTTAATATCCATGTATCTATTACTACTTGGTTAAGGTCATTATTAACTAATGCTTTGTAATATGGTTTTATCTTGTTTCCATGTGGTAATTTTCCCTCTAAAATTCTTTTTATATTGTTTTTTATTGGTTTGTCAGCTATTCCATAATTTAAGATATATGGATTATTAAATTCTTTTATGGTGTTTAAAGCATTGATTGTTAATGATTCATTAACTTCTAATGTATTCCTTTGTGATGTTACACTTAATAGACCTAGATATAGCTTGTAATTATCTGGATAATATTTTTTAGCGTTATTGTATATATCGTTATACCAGTTAAAACCTTCAAGATTACTTATTACTTTATACATAAGTTTATTTTCAAAGTTTTTATCTATTTTGTTTATTTTTTTCCATTCTTTAAAATTCATTTATTCACCTGTTTATATCCATTCTATTATTATTATTTCTTTTGGTATATTTTTTTTCTTATTCCTGTACATTTATGCACTCTCCTTTTATGTTATCGTATATGTATTTTTGTTTAAAGATTTTTCCTGTAATTATAGCATTATTCAATGTTAATTCATAAGTATTTATTTCTATATAATAAGTGTTATTTGTTTTATCGTAAAAACCACCTATTAAGATTTTATCATTTTTACTATTATCAATATAGTTAAAACTATCTTCATATACTGTTATTATGTATTTTTCAAGATTAATATATTTTATTTCTATCAGTGTTTTATAGCTTATGATATAGTGATATTTTTTATTTTTTGTTATATCCCGATATAATCCCGTTCTTTTATGATACATGAAAGAAAAACCGTTTTTATATGTTTTACTAAATTGGATTAAATCTTTTAAATCTATTTGTTGCATGTTTTAACCTCTTGGTAATATTTACTTTGGATTAACTATTGTTGGTTTATCCCTAAACGGCGCATAACACTTATTGTTTTTTAGGTATATACACTTTTTACTTATTTGGTTCATGTTTAGACCTCATCGTTATTTATTAATTCCCTTATTTTTGTTTCTGTTAAGATAGTTTCATGTACTTTATTTTCACTATCTGTATAACCTATCCATATACACCTGTTTGATAAACCTATTTCTATATATGTTCCGTTTTTAAGTGTTATTATTTTCATATTTAAAACACCTCTAAAGCATTCCAAAGTTTTTCAAAGGTTTTTGAATCTATATATTTTATATTTGTATTACCATTAGCTTTTTTGTCTAACAGGTTTAATATTGTATTAGTTATAAATAAAATTCTATCAGAATTTTTAAATCGTATGTCTATACCTGTTGGTGTTATAACCACTTTTTTTATATCTGGATTATTATTTTTCATTTTTACCAAACCTCTAATCTATTTTCTTTTAATGTCGGGTGTTTTTGATACCATTTTATTTTGTTTATTCTTTTTTGTTTTAGCCACCAGCTTTTATTTATTTCTTTATTTATATTTTTTTCTAACATTTCTTTCATTTCTCCTTTAATTATTTTTTAAATATTCCTTATAAGTGTTATAATTTTCATCGGCTAATAATTTATTATTTGTTAAATTATTAGTATCTAATAGTTCGAATTCCGATATTTGGTAATATTCAATTATAGCTTTTTTATATCCAAATTTTTTAATATCATCGACATATACGAAATATTTTATACCGTCTATTTTACTTTTATATTTTAAATATTTTTTTTCTATATTGTATGTTTTACTTATTAAATACGATATACCGTCAAATAAAGCACTGGTTGTATGATTAAATAAGTTAAATAATGCTTTGTGTATATGTTCATGCTCTAAAGCATCGACTGTTAATTTTATTATTTCCTGTTCGGTTAAACATTCAGAATGCGTTAAGCTTATTACTATATCGTTATGCATTGGTCGGAATCTAAAACCGTCATCGTCTATTATGTAGTTAGTCATTTTTAAACCTCTTTAAATTTATAGCTTATGAATTTATTCTCTTCTATTTCTGTTTCTATAAGTTTTATTGTTTTAAATATATTGTATAATTCAATGCTTAAATTTTGGTTTTTCATATTTTTTTTCACCTTTTAATCAAATATGTGTATAATGTTTACCTTTCCATTTTTATCATATAGATAGATTGTTTTTTTATCTTGTGATATAACTGTTTTTTCTATATGGTTTATGGTTTTATATCTATTTCCTAAATTCCTTATTTCTATTTTCAAATTTTTTATTGTTTTTTTTCTTTCCATATTTTTTTCACCTTATATATTATATATGTCAATCATACTATTTAAATGTTTTGTGATAGTATGTCAAATTGTAAAAATGTTTATTAGTTATCTGATATAATCCAGATAGTTATTTTTATTTGGCATTAATTTAAAAATCATTTTAATGCGTTTTAATGCGTTTTAATGCTTATGGCTATATTACCATCTAAATTAAAAGTTTTTTGATTGTGATGTATTTGGTGAATTGGTTTATACTATTTTTCAATAAGCTTTAAATATTTTAATTCAAACTAAAAAAGTTTAAATACTTTGACCTCACATAATTAAGAATAAAAGAAAAATTAATGGATTAAAATGTACTTTGTTAAAAATAGGTGTATTAAATATGCATAAAAAAATTAAAAAGAAGTTATTAAAATTTAATAAAAAACTAGATAAAAAAATAATTAGATTAGGAAAAAAATTGATTAATATTAATACTAGAATAAATAAAAGAATAAAAAAGTTAAAGAAAAATAAGTATATTAAAATATTAATAAATAAAGATAAATCTAGTTATAAATGGGATATAAAATTCAATGATAAAAATAATAATAAAAATTTAGAAATGATAATAAATAATTGTAAAAATAGTAAGCTTTATAATAAATACATTATGATACTTATTATTATTATATTTATTATTGCATTTAAAGATTTTATATTTCAATTATTTGCATATTAAAATTTAAATAATTAAAATAAATTGATTAAAATTAAAATACCAGAGTACGGCATGTAAAAATGTCAAATTGACAGAATATCAGAATGTAAAAATGTCAAATTGACAGAATGTCAGAATGTAAAAATAGCTGGGATTAGCTCTGGCTCTGGTTAGGACAAAATTGACCGACAAAAGCGACAAAATTGGGACAAAATTGACCGACAAAACCAAAAAATATATAAAGTATGACCGACAATATAGATATGGAGATTGTCATTTTCATTGGGTGCGTAGACAATCATGTGATTAGATTAGCTATTTAATCACATACTCGCCCACCGACAATAAAGGAGATAAAAATATGGATATGAGTGATAAAAGATTAAAAATGTCTATTCCTGAATACATGAGGGAATTGGTAGATAGGCAATCAACCGACAATTTAGACGATATAATAATGCAATCTATTATAAATAAGCTTGGTTACAGAGGTAGAGTAACTTGTGGTTTTATTTATATAGAACCATATAATCAGCAACCAATAAGTATTAAACAATTTGCTCAAGCATTAATGAATAGAAGGGTGATATAAAAATGCAGGAAGATATAGATTTAAAAAAACAATTAGAAGCAAGATTAATAATACGATTAGCTTTTTGGAAGTATCAGATGACACATGGAGAAAAACCGATATATAGCAAAGAGTTATTAAAAAGCTATGTTAGAGTTATAAAAGATGTTGAAAAATCTATAAAAGATGATGGTGGATAAAAATGAATAAAGTAAATGAAAAAAATTTGGTAAATTTCATCATGGATTTTGAAGGTGGTGAAATAAGCAAAGAAGATGTGCTTGAATTATTTTCCTATCTGATTAAGACAGGTCAAGCATGGACTTTGCAGGGCAGTTATGGTCGAAGCGCAAAAGCATTAATAGATAATGGTTACATTGACAAAAAAGGAAATATATTAAAGGTGTAAAAATGAAAATATTTAAATTAGATAATGAATATGAAGCTGTTTGTGAATCCGAAGGAACAAGATACGGTTTTAGACATGTTGCAGTTTTACATTGGAAAGGTTCAGAGGTTTTTAGGACAAAAATATGTTATTATAATAGAACATGGGAAGCATATCAATTTCAAAGCGTATTAGAAAAACTTGTTAATACTTATTTTAAAGAAGATGCCTATAAAGACTTACGGATAAAATTTAATAAGACAATAGCCGAAAAAAAATGATAAATATAAGGTGATATAAATGGAACAACCAAAAGTAACTATTAAAGATTCTAATCCAACAACTAATTTATTATATCGTAATCAAACCTATTATGATGAATCAACAAATGAAATAGTATTGGGTTTAAAAATTAATGTTACTGATTTTTTAACTGATAGACAAATTCAAAATTTAAGTGTTGAAATGATTTCACATGAATATTTACATTATTTAATTAAACGAGAATTTGGTCACACAGCAACTTGTTTATTTGACGCTATTGAACATCTTGTCGCTGTGCATAAAGGTCAAGCTTATTTAAGATTTGTTAAAAAATTTCATAATTATTGTTCAAGAAAGTGGGAAACAGCGATTAAAAAAGATGGTTTAGAATATTTCTATCGAGCAAAGGATATAACAAAAGATGATGTTAGAAGAGCTAATGAAATTTGTAATAAAAGGAAAGTTTAAATATGAGGAATGATATAATATAATATAAGGAAGTGAAAAAAATGAGAACACAAAAAGTAGAAAAAACTGCTTGTGGGATAAATGTTTATTTCACAAATGGTATGAAGCTGTTTATTACAGACACATTTTTATCGACAGTATCTGAAAAAGGTAACAGGTTTGGTCCAAGTGTTAGAACAAATCCAACACCTTTAAAACTTTATGACATATCTGATTATAAAATAAGAACCATAATAGATATGGTAATAAATAGATTAACCTATGAAGGTCGTGGCGAGGACAGGGTTGCATATATTGATAAAGAAACCGAAGATAAATTAGTTGAATTAATATCAAAAATGATAAATATAGGGTAGTGATAAAATGACAGAGTACAGCGCAATAGCTAATATTAAATTAAATGCCGAAACACCTGATGATATGCTTGATATATTGCTTATACTTTTAAGAGATAACGGCTTTAGGGGACACATAACAGTTATTAAAGATAATGGTGATTCTATTATTGAGGTGCTATAATGAAAACTGAAAAATTCGATTTACATATTAAAATAAATTGGATTTCATTCAATAGGACAGCGTGTGTTGATTATACTGATAAAAATATTTATCTTAACCTTAAAAATTTAAAAAAAGAATTAACAACTATACATAAATTTGGTATTAATAAAACCTTTAGTGAAATTATTGCAGGTGCTATTTCGCATGAAGAAATCCATAGAGTATTAAGACAAATAATTAGTCAAGAAGCTTCACACAAATTTGACAACTATGTTAAAAAAAGATTATATAATAAGAAAAAACTCATTAGAATGATTGATGAAGGAATGTGGTAATAAATGAGTAAATTAATAACAATTAAAAAAATAAAAAATAAATATGTAACATTCTTACGAATGGACCATCTTGAAGAATTTGGTGATTTTGTAAATGCTTATGTACTTATAAATGAAGCTGATACAAAAAAAGATTATCAATTAATACCACCATATGTTACTTATCAGAATGGTAAAGTATTAGGTATAGATACTGCACATAGTTGGAATAATAAACAAACATATGAACAAAGATATAAAGATGCAGAAAATCAAATAATAGATGTGATTAATTATTTTAAAAGAAAAAAGGTGAAATAAATGACCGAAGGACCGAGAGAAAACACAAAACAATTAGTTAGAGCTTTAGATGGATTATATGAAAGAGTACCAGAGCAATTACGAGCTTTAGTATCGTCAATTGTCGAATTAGAAGTAGAGCTTGAAAAGAGGTCGAATATATGAAGGTAACAAAAGAAATTAAAGAAGCAATAAAACAGCATATTGAAAACTATGAATATAGAAGTACAGGACAATACTTACATAACGGTGGATATGTTACTTGTAAAAAATTACATGTTTATATTGAAGCAGGTGTTTATGTTGTAAAAGCTACAATGATTGAAGGTAACGATATGGATGGATGGCACACAACATACGATGATTGTAACTATTGGGTGATAGAGGACAATAGCACACCAGATGGTTTAAGATTTATATCGAATGATGAATTTGAAAAGAGGTTACTCAATGATTGAATTAACCGAAGAACAATTAGGCAAAATAATTAAATTAATATCAGATGCTTATACGACAAAAATTATTGAAGTAAATGATGGTAATGATGATAAGAGATACAGAGTGTCGGCAATACAACAAAATGGTTACAATAGAATCGTTGCTCATCTTGTGCTTGAAGAAGATGGTGAGATTAATTTCTACTTTAATCCAGATGAACATAGTGATTTAATACTTCATACTATTTGGGTATTCAAAGATTATAAATGGAAGGTATAAACATGAATAAAAAATATGTAATTGATTGTCCAAAATGTGGAAAAGAAAAAAGTTTAACAGTAAGTACATGGTATTATCCTGCAACACAATATGAACCAGAAGATAGTGGGTGGGATATTGATAAGCAGGAATGTAATTGTGATATTTACACCGATGAAAAATACGATGAAAAAATATATGAAGCTATTGATAAAATCAATAAAGAGGAAGCTGAATTTAAAAAGCAGGAAAGAAATATGGAAAATCTTGAAGGAGATATTTGACGATGAGTAAATGTATATTTTGTGGTTTATGGGGATTAAAAGATTTTATGCTTAAGCCATTAGCTGATGACAAAACACAAAGAGTTTGTTTAAGCTGTTCAACGCTTATTAAAAAATATGGTAAAGCGAAGGCGAGAGAGATAACATCAAATAGCAAAAGATTAGACAATAAAAGAAAAAGGTGGAATAATGGTAGAAACTTTAAACATTAGATGTCCAATGTGCGAGTATAAAATGCGATACATGGGTAATAGTTATCAATGCATGTCATGTGGCTTTAGAATGACAGAACAACAGGCGTATGATAGAGCAACAAATCCTTACGGGGATGATTTAGAATGACCGAAGCTATTAGTATAATCTATACGATTAATTATCATATTAATTCATTTGAATCAATAAAAATTCATGGAATAGTTACAAATAAATGGTTACAAAAAAATAAACATGTGTTACATGCATGGCGAGTACAACATAATGGAAAAGTTATGATTGTACCTCTTGATGTATTTGTTGAAAAAGGTGTGGTGTTATGACAACCATATTAAAAATATTAGGCATAGCATCTTTAATAATGAATATAATACTTGCAATTATGATAGCATTACAATTAATGGGGATGATTTAATCTAATTGACATGAATTAAAAAGGAATTGATAGAATGAGTATGCTTACAAAATTAGACCAATATATAGTATTATCTGTATATAATATATCAACATTTATATTATTATTATACTTGATAGTAAATAGTGAATTAGAATGGTGGTATTTAATAAATTTAATATTCCTTTTTAATTTTATATATGGGTTTTATAGGGTGATAAAAAATGATTAAGATAGAAAATATAATAGGAAAATATATTTACTTTATTGATAAAAACCAAGCGTTTAGAATCAGTAAAGTGATAGCCGTTCATGGTAATACTATTACCACACAACAATCTAATGGCGAAAAAGAAAGAATACATCCACAACAAAATAAGATAATGGGAATAGTGATACACAAAGGAAAATCAAATGATGTGGTTGAGGAAATAAGATTTAAAAAAGAAAGAATAGGCAAAAAGCTTAAACAAAAACAAAGATTACATAAAATAAGGCAAGACCAAATTAAACCATTAAATAGAAAAAGGAGAAAGAAAAAATGATAGGAATAAAATGTGAAAGATGTAAAAAAAGATTTAAAATAGATATTGTAAATAGAAAAGGTAGATTACCTAAATACTGTCCTTCATGTTCTGAAATAAAACGATACAAACATTTATCAAAAGAAGAAATAAAGATAGTACCATATAATAAAAGGAAGCTGATAATGATAGATAATACAAAAGTTACTGATAAACTATGGATTGTGGATGATAACAATATACCTAAATGTTATAATTGTGATGCAAACATTACAGATACTAATGAAAATATAATAGATAACAATGTAACATATGACATAAAGCATGGTGATTTGATTTGTAAGAAATGTGGTTTAATAATTGGTAAATTAGAGTTAAGAGGATATATAAAAAATGATATGAGTATTTAAAGGTTTTTATTTTGGGTACTCTATTGAAAGAGTTGATATTATGACAATTGCACTTAAAAAAAATAACATGATTGATGAAAACCAATTAGATAGAAATGAAGCTGTTAAATTTATTTTATTTCTTGAGGAAGAAAAGGAAAGGCATAAAATTGCTATTCATTCATGCCAATTTTCTAAAACATTATTCAAAGATTGCCCTGTTCTTAAACAAGCTTATAAATCTAGTATTGAAAGACATTTAGATGATATAATTATGACACAAAAAACTATTGACCTATTGAGGAATAAATGGGATATAAAGATTGGTGAGTATTAACATGGCTAAAGCTAATAGGAAAGCTATGAATATAAGAGATATGGAGATTATACTTTTTGGTAATGTTCCACATCCGACAAATAAACAAATTAAAAATGTTGTTAAAAATTTAAAACATATACAACGACAAAATACTAAAGCTATAAATACCTCTACATTTGTATCGAAACGCAAGAAAAGAAGGAAGTGTAGGGATAAAATGGTTAAACTAACCAATCAAATATTGAGGGGATTTGATATAATAAAAGGGTGGAAGGAAGATTATGAGAAAAATCAACTCAATAAGAACGGAAATACTGATAAAGATAAATGAAGAATTAATTGAAGTAAATAAAAATTTAGAAGCTTTAATATTAATATTAAGTAAAGGAAAATAGATTAATATGATAATAATACCTAGACAATTAAGAAATAAAGATTTTAGATTCATAAAAATTCTTTCAAAGAATAAAAAACCAATTGAGAGAGATTGGCAAAATACTAATAATTATACATATGATAATGCAGAGCTTCTTAATTGGTTAAACAATAATAACAATTATGGAATAGTGTGTGGTCGTGGAAATTTAGCCGTTGTTGATTGTGATGAACCAGAAATAGCAGAGCTTATTAGTAAAACATTACCAGAAACATTTACAGTTAAAACTGGAAGTGGTGGTAAGCATTATTACTACATTGTTTATGATTGGGATAAAACAACAACACTAACAAAAAAGATAAAAGATAAAACAGGCAATATAAAAGAAGAAATACATTGTGGTGAAATTCGTAGTACAAATTCTCAAATTATAGCACCTAATTCAATACACCCTAATGGAAAGCGATATGTGATATTAAATGATTCACCCATTATTCATATACATAGAACAACATTAGAAACTATACTTTATGATTATATAGATAAACCAAAAACTAAAGTTAATGATACAAAAAAAGATTATCATAAGTATAGACCAATTGATATTAATAAAATATTAAAATTAGAATCATTAAATCAACATGGTAATGAATATCAAGGTTCACACCCTATACATGGTTCTACAACCAGAATGAATTTTTCTGTTAATGTAGATAAATGTATCTGGCATTGTTTCAGGCATAACACAGGTGGTGGAATAGTGACATTGATTGCCATGTTAAATGGAATCATAAGGTGTGCTGATTGTCGAGAGGGTTGTGTAACACCAACAATATTTAAAGAAGTTGTTGAATTAGCAAAAACAAAATATGGAATAATAATAGATGAAGGTGAATAAATGAATAATGAAGTTAAAAAAATGGCTAAAGAATTAGCTAAAGTAAAAGATGCTTTTATTATGGAAGAATTAAAACCATATTATACTATTGAAAATAATAATATTATTTTTCATCAAAAAGTTAGAATAAGATTAGCTGAAATATTAGATTATAAAAAATCATTAGTTAATGATTTAAATAAATTATTATTAAAATATTATGATTTGGGTGAAGATGATATTATTTATGTCAGCACTATAATAGCAGAATTAAAATCATTAATAAAAAAATATGGTGAATAAATGAAAATAGAAAAAAGAATTGTTATATATCCATACGGACCATTCAAAGCTGTAACATTGGGTGTATCTGATGTTGATACATATGAAGAAGCTGATAAACAATTGGCTGATGAGATTAATAAAAAATATTTAATTTTATTGCCTGATGATGATAAAGAAAAATTAAGGCAAACTAATAAATATATAAAGAGGAAATAATATGGAAGAAAATAAAAATGATGAAGGAAAAATAATAAGATTGAATATACACGATGATGCTGGGACAAAAGATACTTTAAATAAGCCAACAAAAGCAGATATAATATTATTACAGAAAAAAATAATAGCATATCTAGTTAGTGCTAAAAAGATTTCAGAACAAGAGCTTAATATTTATTTGAATGCAAAGCTGACAATATTAGCTGAAGTACAAAAACTGAAAATAAAAGTAATGGATGAAATAATAAAACAAAATCAAAAAGAGATAGATAATGTCAAATAAAAATTATGTAAAAGGTAGAGCATTTGAGTATAAAACAAAAAAAGAATATGAGAAAAAAGGTTATCTTGTATTTAGAACAGCAGGTTCTCATTCGGTTGCTGATTTAATAGCAGTACCACCGATAAGTTGGACACATGAATGGAATCCAATATTAATACAATGTAAAACAACGAAAGACAAAAACATAAAGAATTTAACTAAAGTCAGAACAAAATACAAAAAAGATGTAAGTGAGTTACAAAAAGTTGCACATGAATATGGATGCAGAGCTATATTTTATGTGCAAAATTTAAAAATAATTGTGGAGAAATAAATATGGAAATAAAATTTGATATTTCAGCATTACATCTTATATCAAAAAAACCATATGAAATGATGATACAATTAGGACAATTTTTAGGGGATTGTTGGTGGTTGAGAGATAACGACTATGTGTTATGTTATGCTGACAAAAAACAATTATTTTTTATAGGATAGGTGAAATAAATATGGAAATAA